CGTAAGTTTTTCATATTTCTTGTTCTCTTTAGATATCATAGTATCTTTGAAATATTCATCAATGTGTTGTTGACAAGTTGGACAATCTTCATTCTCTTCAAAAAACTTAATAAGTCTTTTATGTGACCTGTGTTTTGTTTTCAGTTGTGAATTTAGATCATTCAGTCTATCGAACTGTTCAGCAACTTTTGTAGCGTTTGAGATTTTTTCATGCATACACTCAATATCATCTTGAAGATCAGCAATCTTTTTTTTCTTCTTAAATATTTCCTCTTCGTTTCCACCAATCAAAACGATCTTTTCTTCAATTAGTTTTCTACGGTTATCTTGAATATCTTGGATGTATCTTTCTTTGAGTGTAAGTTTTTCACTTGTCAAAGATTCTTTGTATTCTAACTCTCTATGGTCTGCCTCAATGGTTTTCAATTTTTGTTTGAGTATCATGTTCATCAAAGAGAAAATCTGAATATCAAGTATCTCTTCAACAACTTCTCTACGATGGCGAGCCTTGAGTTGCATGAAAGGCACAAACGTAGATGAACCAAGAATAACCACTTGGGTAAAGCTACGATAGTTCAACTTGAGTATTTGTTGCTCCAGATACTTCTGGTAGTCTCTTGCGTTTGCGTCTTGATTGTACATCTTACCGTTGATATAAATCTCAAACACATTTGGTTTGATGCCACGAACAACCTTAACATCTTTACCACCAACTTTGAACTCTACCTCTACAAGACAGTTAGACGCATTGACAGAGTTGAGAAGTTGTGGCTTGTTGATATTACGAAAGGGTTTACCAAACAAACCAAAACACAACGCATCAAGAATGGTTGACTTACCAGCTCCATTCTCTCCGATAATTAATGTTGTAGAACTTCTGTCTAGTTGTATTTCTGTGAAGTTGTTACCAGTTGATAAAAAGTTCTTCCACCTAACATAATTAAAATGAATCAAATCTCTAAATCCTGTGCTTCAATATATAATTGTCTTGTCGTATTCTTGAGTCTATCTTTACTTAGGTCCACTGGTAAATCATCAATATATAACTCAAGCAATGTCATAGTGTCCTGTGTGTTTTCTACAATATCATCAGATACATTACTCGCATCTAAGTCAGAGAAGTCTTCAACAATTTTTACCTCATGACAATCGGCCTGCAACAGTTTATCAACAAACATATCAAACTGATACAAATCTTTTTTGTTTACTACGACTAGTTTGACATACTTATCTTTGTGTTGTTTAAAATCATACTGATCATCAAAATGCAATCCTCTCGTATCATCATAATAAATCTTAGAAAACAAGTTGAAAGGATTAACAATTCTCTCTAACTCTCTTTTCTCCGTATCAAACACATGGAACCCTTTAGGATCATTCCAATCATTCCAATAAATTTCATACGGTGTGCCAAGATAAAATACCTGACCATCATCTGACTTGTGATGATAATGGCCACTCATGACCATATCAAACCTGTTAAACTCTTCCTTGTCCCAACCATGATCCATGATCATACCTTTTTGCATCGCAAAGCCATTCAACTCTAAATGTCCCATGCAAATTTGAGCATCAGATGTTTTCAACATCTTTGTTGTGTGTGACATATTATCGGAGTTAATCCAAGGGACAAACAGAATCTTGCAACCGTCAAAGGTTACCTCTGTGGCTTTTGGATATACTTTTATATTATCATACTTACCGTCTACCAATTCAGCCAAAGAATTTACATCATTGGTATTTTTGTAGTAGGTATCATGATTACCAACCAACATGTGGAATTGAATGTCATCAAACTGATCAAGAAACCGCTCACGAAAATCTTTTGCAATCCTGTAGGAAATATATTTCCGTCGATCCATCACATCCCCAAGATGAATGACGGTTGTAATATTGTTCTCTCTTAAATATGGAAAGAACAACTCCTCATAGAATTTGTAAAAATATTCGTTAAAGTTTAGATTGTCGTTTCTTGCCCCAAAATGCGTATCTGTAATTAGAGCTATTTTCAAGAATTTTTCTCCATAAAAACTTCTAGTCCCTTGCTACTAGTGGTTTCTTTTTTCTTTGGTTTATATACATCCTCACTTGGGAGCATATTATTAATAAGAGTTTGATCCACACTATAAACCATGTCATCGCCGGGCAACGTTACATATGGTTCGTAATGTTGTTTCTCTATCGTTTTATTTTTAATATGCACTTGTTTTTTCTCAGCCTGAATTCTTCTTAGAAAAGCATAATAAATTATCTGTGTGAAATATGCGAAAGGATTTTGAGATTTTTCTGGATTAAAGTTATGTGCGTATTGCAAACAATTTTGAATGCCGTCTGAAATCATTTCATCTCTATATGAGTAGTTAATAAAGTTTGGTTTATAAGATAAGTGGGTTGCAATCTTTAGAAAACAATCACCAATGTAATTTGTTAAGGGCGGTGATTCGTCTCCAGCTTCTTCTGCATCTTGACATTTCTCACGCCACTGAGTCATCGCCTCCAAGAATTTTTTATTATCAACGTAATGAACACTCTTTTTTCTAGCCATAGTAACTCCTAAATTTTATTCATTATATGACATATTACTTAAAATGTCAATGTCCCTTGGGGTCTTGACAAACTAGCAAAAACCTGTTACATTAAGAATGTGCTGGGTTAATGAATTGTTTCAGATTTATCAGGATCAGTCAATTCATCTAGTGCTTCTTCAACCTCTATTTCTCTAAGGTCTTCATCAGTTGGATTTCTTACTTCCTTATATGGGGAGGTATGCATATCAAATTGATCAATACAGTGTCTATAATACTGTGTGAGGCCATGTGATGCGGGAGCACTCATTACTACGGTTTCGGGATTAATATCAATATACTCGACTTCTGTCATAGGATGTATCCACGGAGATAAACTCAATGCTTCTGATGGACCATCTTTTGTCATTCTTGGAACAACAAGCATTTTTAACGGGTAAGATATTTGTATAGGTTTGTTGAAATCAAATATTTCGTTTTCACCCAACGTTGACCCGACTATACTTTCACCGTTAGATAGTTTAAAAACTCTTAAAGATTCCGTCATAGTTTTACCTTATCTATTTTGAAATTAAAATTCTGTTCCTTGTAAATATTTAGTCTTTGTTGAAAGTGTCTTAACGTAAAATTGAGCCGAGAGGATTCACTGGTAAGGTCATCGGAGATGTCAAAGACTCGGAGGCTTTCGCTCTTATCCCCACGGCGCAAGCCACGCCCAAGAGACTGAAGCACTCTGATTTTGCTTTTTGAGGGACTTGCGAACACGATGTTATCAATATTCCGAATATTAATCCCAGTGCTAAACGTACCGTAACTTGCAACGATGATTGAATTTTCTTCATTTTCTACAATCTCCCTTATATGTTCTCTGGTATCTGTGTTCACTCCTCCATAAACAAAAAAAACTTTTCTATCTTTATATTTATCTTTTATTAACTTATATAATGGTTCACCATGTTTTTCTACGAACTGGAAAAGAGCGAGAGTGTTCCCATTGCAATGACCCACAAGCTTGCATAAAAAATTATTCCTTTCAGTCTTAGTGACGATGTATTCCAGTTCTTCATGGTAATCAAAATCCTTTGCTATTTGTATATCCTCATCTGGATATTTTAGAACTATACAATTTATTTTTAATTCAGATAGAGTTTTATTATCTATCAACTCTTTAGTTGTAATTACATATTTTGCTTTACCGAATAATCCTTCCAAAACTAATCTGTGTGTTTGTGTTCCATCCAATGTACCTGTCAAACCAAAACGATATTTGCAAGTATCTAACTTTGTCATAATCCCTGTCAGAGATTTTGCCTTAAATAAATGTGCTTCATCACCAAACACTGCACCAAACTGTCTAAAGTATTGTCTAGGCATTCTGTGTATAGATTGCCAAGTTGATATGACTACATCCTTTTCAACTTTTCTATCGTAACCTTGATATATTTTTTGACAGTATGTTCCAGAGCTCCAACCATAGTCTTCAAAATCTTTATACATTTGCTCGACAAGAGAAGTTGTTGGAACTAGTATCAAAGTTTTCAGTTCCATCATTTGATAGTATCGAACAAGACAATATATTATTAACGACTTACCGGAAGCAGTAGGAGAAATAAGAAGAGAACGATCTGCGGCAATAGCGTGGGCAATGGCATCAATTTGATAATCTCGTACTTTAATTCTTCGTCCATTGAGAGTGGGTCTAAGTCCTCGCACAAACCCTTGCACCACACTTGGGGCAATGTCTCTTTCACTTCTGATTCCGTCTGCCAATTCATAGTATTCACCATTATTTTTAAGATACTCTTCTATATATGGGAGAAGTCCCATATAGATTTCACCTGTGACAATATTATACAGACGTATTTTACCGTCCCACATTTTATTTCTATAAGCAGGCATGTATTTGAAGCCAGGAACTTCAAAGGTAAAAAAATCATTCAACTCTGCAGCAGTTGAAAGTTCAACATCTTTAAGTACGATGTAAACTTCATTTTTCTTAGATATGAGCATACTGGTATTCAGAGATCGAACCATAGTGCCCTCTAGGAATTATATTCCAAGAAACACTCACTCTATCTGTTTGCGTAGGTGGCACCCAATGCTGCAACCAAGATGGAAAAATTATACCTGTCCCTTGTTCAGCATCAAATTGTACCATTCCCGCATTCTCCCAGTTTGGACGGTTAACTGGTTTCAGATGATGGGCTATGGGCCTAGGATCAAAAAATTGTATAGGAGATGCGCCCTTTTGTGACTCCACATAATAAACACCAGATAACACATTATTTGAATGTGTGTGCGGCGGGTGTGTCTGACCATTTGATAGATAGTTTCCCCACATACCTGTCATCTCAAGCTTGTCATACTTGTAACCTAACTTTTGTAAAATTTCAGCACTCACTTGTTTTGTCGTCTCAACTAAAGGTCTAAAATAAGACAACTTGTATAAATCGCCCTCTGTCTGAACTACCTGACCCTCTGCTTCTTTTTGTCTTTTAATCCATTGTGCCATTTGTATGTGATCCACCACAGGCAACTTAGATTTAAATTTATAAACCATAGTGGGAAACGCTGCATACTCCTCGTATGATATCTCTACATTTTTTTCATTTTCATCAACCACATCAATTACATCAGCCATGATACTATACTCCACCTTTCACCTTTAGTAACTTCTTTTACTTCATGAGGAAACATGAAGTTAGAAGGAAAAATTATTGCTGAACCTTTTTTAGTTTCATACTTTTTATCTGCGACAATAAACTCACCTCCCTCATAATCATCATTTAGAAACAAGAGAACCGAGCACTGTGGATAACCATATGATTGACCATGAGAGTGGTGTATGTTGTCAACATGTGAGGACATAAAACCGCTGACCCCATACTTATTAAGACGAAAATCGGTATGATGTATGCAGCTAAATCTTTCATGTTCTTGTGCATATATGTTCATTACCTCTATGACAGATTTCTTCATCAACGGATACGGCCGGTTTTTTTCAACACACCAACACTCATCCATTCTAACTCTTTCGTCACTTTTTTCTACAACACCTGCATCGTTTGAATATGTAGATGGTTGCCAAGACCAAGGATAGTTCATTATGGATTTGCATCCAGCCTCATCTAATATATTTTCATAATGACCAACCCAATGTGACACATCTTGCATAACTTCTTGAGCAATTGTAGTTAACATCAGAAACCCCCAGCCAAGAATTTTTTCCAATCTTGTGCGTGTTTAATATCCCAACTGCGATTATCAATTGACTTAATCACTCCATCAATAAATTGGACTAACGTTTCATAATATTCAATCTTCATCTCTATTTCCATAATATCTTCATCAGAGTTTATATAAACACCAAGATCAGTTTTTAAAACTTTGAGGTCGAATGGTTTTGCAGCGTAGACCTTTGCATCAGCCTTGCCACCGTAATACTCCCACTTCTCACGATACAACCTCTTGTGTTGTGCTTTCGTTTGAAACATGAGCATCCGGTACTTAGACTTATAGTCTAACCACTTTGGTTTGATGATTTGATTTTTATAAGATTGTTGGTGTAAGTCTTCATCATCTACTATAATAAGGTCTTCTTTGGCTTCCGCCTGTAACTCACTTAACTTATCCATTTAATCTCCATTATAAAGTGTGTATTGAAAATGACTGATACGAGAATGAGGCATCTACTCTTATATAGTCAACGTCTGTGGCCCCTTGATCATATACCAACGATCCTAAAGATGTAGGATACATATCTCTAAATCTAAATTCAACAATTGGATTGTTTTTGTTACTCAAGATAGTTAAAGTGCTGTCAGAGGACATAACTCTATCACTCACAGCAAGTCCACTGGTTCTACTACTTGCAGAACTCGTTTTAGTATCTTCTACAGCTGTATTGTCTCTAAAATTTGTAAATTCTCGTCTCTCTCTAGGAAACCCGTGTCCAACCAACCAATCATGTAGAGTGATATAGTTCTCAAGATATTCATCAACAAGAAACGATATGGTGAAACTTTCGTATGTCAATTCGTCACCAGCAATAGGAATTTGTCTAAAAGGTGTGGGGAAAAGAGTTTCACCCAAAGTTATTCCTGGCACATTTGCTGCAACAGTAAAAAATTCAACTTTTGGAAGTTGATTTATTATAAACCTAAATTGGGTTGGACTTGCATAGTCTAACTTATCTGGTTGTCTTGAAAGTGGTCCTACCGTTGCCATATCATTTTCCTTTACCTATATTTATAATAAAAAAAGGGGGGGTCGATTGACCCCCCCAGTTTATAAGTCACCTTATTGTTCTTACATAAGGTTGGTGACTTTTACTCGACGGTAGTAAACGTTTACGCCATCGTCAATCGACGCATCGGTGTTCTGCGAGTCACCCGCCGCAACCGCACCAGCAGTCTGAGCGAATGGGTTCGCAGCCATTCCGTAACGTGTCTTGAAGCCAATCTTCGGCTGGAAGGTATTCTCACCAACCGCACGAACCATCTGAAGAGGAACGTATGGGCAGTAGAACATACCAGCGTCATACGGGGATGTTCCCTTGTAACCAACAACGTAGTACTGCGAAGCAGCAACGTTAGCGGCATACGGGTCAACGTACACTTTGTAGCGTCCGTTAAGAACACCAGCGAAAGTTGTCGTTGTGTCATCAACATTCAAGTTGTTGTTGAGAGCCGGGGTGTAGTCAAGGATACCAGCCATTTGCAGAGCAGACGCAACGTCAGCAGAACACATCAGCATGTTACCTTTACCACGGCGAGTCTGTTGACCAATCGCATTGGCATCACGCTCAATACCGAACATCAGACCCTTGAACTTCTCAACCGACCAACGACCATTGGAGTCTGTGTCCAAGTCGAAGATACCGGCAGTCGTTGTGTTAACCTGTGCGCCTTTAACAGCAGCAACATAAACACGGCGAACTACTTCACGGTTGATTTCAGCAAGAATTTCCGAAGACAGGATATTCGCAAGTTCCGTCTCAGCGTCCAGACCGTGGATCGCTTTGAGGTCTTGAGCAAGTTCCATCGTGTACTCAGCTTTCAGAGCACGAGTCACCGCCGTAACGGTTGACTTGTCGATGGAGAACGCCATCTCAGCGAAAGCGTTTGTGGATGTATCACCCAGCGCTTCACCTTGAGCAGTTGTCATACCAGTTGCACTTGTGTAAGTACCAGCAGAAGGACTGTCGTTCAGAACGGCAGGGTTTGTCTCTGTAGCACCAACATCGCCACCACCAGTTGTACCGGCGGCGTTCTGGTTAGAAGCACCCTGTTTACCAGGCAAAGCTTCGTCAACCAACGCTTCTGCACCGTCCGAAGACAGGAACGAAGCACGCATTGCGAAGATAAGACCTGTAGGACCAGTCATCGGCTGGACGCCACAGATATCATACGCAATCAGGTTTGGCATTGCACGGCGAACGAGCGAAATCAGGATCGGGTCCCAATTGTCAATCGAACCACCAGTGCTGTTAGTGGGAGCGGCTTCCGAAAGGAACGCACGATCTTCTCTGAGAGCCTTCTCTTGGTTCTCAAGGATAACAGTTGTGACTGCACGGCGATAGGAATCCTCAATCTTAGGAAGATCGGGGTGTTCTAGGACTGGCTGCCACTTTTCTTGTAGATGTTCTGTTTGAAACATTGTTGTTTCTCCTTTTTATTTCTCTACAGTTATTTATAAATTATGCACTTTTTGACCGACTGATTGCCGACATGTACGATCTAATCGTATCAGTCGCATCAATGTCCTGTGCAGTTTCACCATTATCATCATCAATTACAAAAGAACCTTCTCCACCAGTTTTAGGAAAGTAGCTCTCTTTCAATGTGCTAAGTTTCTCTGCGAAAGACTCTTCGTCAGTAAACTCTACGTCTTCGACAAGAGAAGAAAACTTCTCTGTTTCTGTCTCAGCAAGATCGTAACAAGCTTCTGCGATTGCTTTTTCTCTCGACAGAGATTCTACCACTTTCTTTTTCTCAACGTTTTCTTCAATAGTCTCGTTGAGTTTTTCTTCAAGCTCAGTGATCTTCTCAGCCTGAGCCTCTAGAACGTCATATTTCTCGTCAGGAACATCAATGTAATGGTCTTCAAACAATTGTTTCAGACCAACAATGAAGTCCTCGGCAATTTCACCCTTCAAGCCACGCTCGATTGCCAACTCGTTCTCTTGCATCCATTGCTCAACGACATAACCGAGATAGTCATCAACTTTTTCTGACAACTCCTCTTTAATAACGTGAGTAGCTTCTGCAAGTGAATCAACGTAACCTTCTTCCATACGCTCAATTTCACTACGAATTCTAGACTTAACTGCTGCTTCAAACACTGTTGCAGCTTTTTCCTTGAACTCTTCTGTAAGGTCTTCACCTTCCACAAGTGCTTCAACGTCTTCTTTAACACTAATTGCTTTGATCTTCTCTTCGATCTCTGCTTTCTCTGACTTGAGTTTCTTCAACTCTGCATCTTCAACAGATTCGTGAGCACCTTCTGGCTTCATCATCATCTCATATGCAGCACGAAGTTGTTCTTTCTTCATGTGCTTCATTTCTTTATGCATTGCTGCCATGAGAGCTGATTTAGTCTTTGGCTCCTCTCCCATATGAGAAGATTCTTCGATGACTTCCATGTCTTCTACCATGACTTTTTCTTCGATACCATGCTTGAACTGCACATCGTACCACTCAACGTGACCGTTTTCGTCAGGCATTGCATGAGAAGCATAAATTGGTTTACCTTTGCCCCAAACTGGATGTTCCACAACTACAGCGCAGTCATGGTCCTCAGAATGGCAAAGTTCTCTAATCTCGTCATCGGTGTAACCGATTTCTTCTTTTACCTTTTTGAGTTTAGCCATTTTTTCTGGGGCTCCTTCACTCTTCTGTTGTGCATCTCCACTAACTTCTTTTGCACTTTTTGTTGCAACATCCGTGGGGGATGATTTTTCTTCTGGGTCAACAACGGCTTTTCCACCGTCTTCTTCTTTAGTTACCCCATCAGATTTTACTTTTTTAGGAGTATCAGCGGGTCCACCAGTATCATCTGGTTGACTGGCTTCTTCTAGTTCCGCCAGAACCTCTGCTTCAAGCTCCTCAATGGTTTTATCTAATTCGGACATGGAATTGTCTCCTTTTTGTAATTATATTATTTATAAGTTATAACATTTTGAGGAATTTGGCGAACTCTAGTGCTTCTTGTTTCGCCTTTCTTTGACGTTGTTTAACATCAAATTCCTTTTTTAACTCTGCAACATGTGCTTCTACCAAAGACCCATGATTCCAGACCCACTCTTTTCCCTCCATAATGCCTTCTACAAAAGCATTAGGGGCGGAAGGGTCTGCTACAATGTCAGCAGCAGTTGCGAGGTAAAAATCATCTCTCACATAATTGGCTCCATTCTTTTGCACTAGACTTCCCATTCCTCTAGAGGAAACTCCAAGCTTGGCGCCTTCGTCCATTAGATTTTTAACGATTTCTCCCATCGGTGTAGACATAATCTTCGCCTCACCGATAAAATTTTTACCATCTGGTTTTAGTGATGTTATCATGTGTGACACTCTTTCGAGGTTCACGGTTGGTCCCTCTGGGTGACCAAGTTCACCAAACGCACGTTTCTCGTTGACGAACTTTTTATTGTACTTTGCAACTTCTCTTTCGAGAACTTCCATAGGATAAACACGGCCGTTTCGGTTCTTTACGTCTGCTTGCATAAAGATACCTTTGATTTTATAGTTCTTATCGCCGTTTTCTCTTTGTTCGCAGATATATTCTACTTCTTCTACGGCTTCTGAAAATAGTTTTACCGTTTCCATGTTCATCCCCTATGAGGTAAAGTTCTCGTCTTTTCGTAATTCGATTATCATTGATCCAGAGCTGCCACGCAAACTCAACTCCAAGTCACCAGAGGTCGCAGTTGTATTTGTTGCGTTATTGGTGATTGGTCCAGCAGTCCCGTCATAGTGTCCAGTTCCAGCGAGATTGATTGCAAGTGTATCAGATGATGCGCCCTTAAATTCTACAAACGCCCAGTTTAAGTCATCGTCTGCAACACCGCCAGTTATCTGCCACCAGATACGAGTGATATCCAATTTTGCACCATTAGCATGACCGTCAAGACCAGACGCATCTAGAATCGTATTGTTGGAACTTGTTTCATCATCCCAATTAACCAAAATAGTAACTTTACCACCAGCTCCAGCAGCATTTACTACCGTATCTTTTAATGTTCTGGTTGCGACTGCCATCCTCTAACTCCTTAAATCGAAAGCATTTCTTTTTCAAAATACGACATTAGTTCATTTTCTTTGACTTTGAACTGTTTCGCCGCATCTTTTATAGTTTTTTCAAAACTATTTAGGAAATCTGAAGGTTTAGAGTCCATTTTCCCAAAAATAAAATCAACGGCATCCTTCATCCTTGGAGATAGTTTTTTATACTCCTTAGATTTACGATGTTCATCTCTCTCTACAACTGTAGATTCATATATCTCCTCAATCCTCTTCACTTGAAAATGCTCCACTGTTAACAAAAGTATTTGCTAATTCTGCACGTTTTACTTCCAATGCGTCTCCAACTTTACCAGCAATTAAATTTTTAAATTCATCCTCTGCTTCTAGATTATTTCCATCTGAGATTGCATCAATAAGTTCTCTACTCATTTTCTCTTTCCTTTCACGGTTATACTTTTATCAAAGTCATCCTCTACTGGTTTTTCTTTGTCACCACCTTTGTCTTCGCCAGGTGGTGCTTCTCCATCGTACTTGGCAATATCATCTGCCGGGACCATTCCTCCAGCACCATCTTGAGGATAACGTGTAATACCATCTCCAGCATCCGGCATATCTATACCGCCGTCCATAGGATCGGTGTTAATCTCTCTTGCGATTTGATCACGCATTTCTTGAACTTCACTGTCAGTCATGCGAAGAACACGTTTAAGAACATATTCCTTACTGAAGAATGTGCCAATGTAAGATTGAATTTGATCAAGAGCATCAATACGATCTCTCAACAACTCTGCATCTTTCAGCTCTGCAAAGTGTCCATCTTTCAAGAAGTCATATTGAATGTGTTCTTTCATATTATCCCAATCTTCAGAGGCAATTACACCTTTTAGTAGAAGTTGAGTTTTTAATACGTCTGTAAATAAAACTACAAATTTCTTTCTAAGTTTTTGTATGAACTTAGTAAACTTCAGCTCATCTCTTGTGATTTCTGTAGTTCTACCAAGACTAAAATTATTCTCTGCCTCTAGTCTTGAAATAGGAACATTGAGTGACCGATAAAGTTTTCTTTGGAAATAAACGATATCATCAATTTCACCAAGATTTGAACCACCCGGCAGTGTTGTGATTTCTGTACCTCGACCACCTTCACGGCGGGGTAGCCAGAAATCTTCCAACATACTCATATGATTTCTATCGTCTCTAATCTCACCAGTAGATGCATCATACACCAACTTGTTACGATAACGATTCATCACATCTTTAAGATATTGCTCTGCTTTTACCTTGGGTAGATTGCCAACATCAATGTAGAAAATCCTACGCTCGGGCGCTCTCGAAATGCGATAGATAACCAATGCATCTTCAATCATCCTTAGTTGATTTACAGGTTTAATAGCCTTATGAAGATAAGATAAAACCTTTCCACCATTCTGGTCAATGACACCAGATGGGCAATATGTTACTGAATCTTTTGCAATTTTAATTCCTTGACCAGTTCCACCATAACCAGCATGGGCTAGACCCTTTTCGTTGTAGACATAATATTCGGTGATGTTCTTCACCACATCTACACCTGTCTTTGGGTCTTTCTCCTTTTTGACTTCTCTAACCTTTTTAATTTTTGTTGGATCAACATATTTTAGTGCGATAATACCTTGTCTTGGATTTTTCTTATCTATGACTTTGTGATAAAAAATTCGACCATCAACATACCACCTTCTAAAAATATCAGAACCTTTCTCTTCAAACTCTAACAATGTTAAAATTTCGTCAAACTCTTTTCTGATTGCTCTTTTAATTTTATCTGGATACGGTAATCTATCAAGACTAATAGACACCGATTGAGAAACTTCATCAAATGAGATTGCCTCATTGACGATATCCTCAATAGCACTGTCACACTCTGGTTGTTGTGCAATATCTCTATATCTGCGAATAAGGTCGAGTTCTGTTCTCTCTCTTCCATTCGTATCAAGAATGGATGAAAAGAAACCACCACCGGCAACCTCTATTGTCCCATCGTCGGACTCAGGAGCGGTGAATTGATCACCGCTCCCTTTACTCTTTGCCCGAGTAAT